TAAAAAAATGAAAAAACGAAAGCTGGGGTTTGTTCCAGACACCCCTCTTTCTGTTAGGCAACAGGAAATAGATGCAGAGAATATTATTTTTCATTCAAAAGGACTTCCCGAAGCATTAGATTTCGCTAAGAGTCTTCCAGGCGAAGACGATTGGCTTAACAAGATGCAAGAACTGGAGCCCAACGAGAGACCTACATGGAACTCCGGTGTCTACGGTGATGTCCCCCCATACGCTTCGGATTTAGTGATATCTCTCATTGAGGAAATGATAGAAAACGGCGTCCAACTTGATCTTACATACCCTGAACCGAAAGAGGACACGCGGACCAAGAACGCGGTTGTCTGGGATCAGAAAGCCATGGACCGTGCAACGACGCCCACTGTTCTTGAAGGAGGTTTTCCTCCGAAAAGCAAAGCGGATGGCGGTCTTGTAGACAAACCTTTATATGAGCAACCAAGAATGGTAGGTTGAGACGCCGGTAATAGGAGATATTAGCATGAATATGATGGGATTTCGCCCGGTTGGATACCAGCAAGGCGGCGAGGCCGCAGCGAAAGATCTAGAGGGTGCCGTTAATAAATATCGCAATGATCTGATTAATGCGATACTTAATTTTAGTGGTGATACTTCGGCTAGTGTTCGCATAGCATTAGGGGATAAGGACACGAATAGTTTAGAAGCTATGCTAATGAGATTTAGATCAGAGGCCATGGAAGGTTCTGCGGTAAGAGATCTTACTCCTGAACAAAAGCAGCAACTTATGGATCTACCTTCTCAGAGTAATCCTATGGGTGGACTGATGAGGTCGGAGGGGTTTGTTCGGCCTGCAATGCCTCCAATGCAACAGCCACTTGGTCAGGGCGTTACCGAGAATCCTGGCTTTGATCCGCAGACAGGGGACTTCTTTTCTCCTCAAGCTAGAGCATATGGCGGCATTATGTCGTTGAGGCGATAACCATGGCTCGTAACCCGTTACCTCGCAGCAACTTTGGGACAAGCTCCCTTGTAGAGCGCCGGGATGCGCTACCTCAGGTGGAGTTGGACTTGGAGGATGCTCAAGGTGTTGAGATCACCGTAGAGGACGAGGCTCTGGTCGAGGATCCGGAACTCAAGATTGAGTTTGAAGAGGATGGTGGCGTCGTTATTGACTTTGATCCGGTTATGTCGGCCCCTGATACGGGCGACTTCTATGCAAACCTTGTAGACAACTTGGATGATTCCGTTGTCTCTAGAATGTCGTCTCAACTTGTAGAGGACTACGAGGCAAACAAGGAAGGCCGCAAGGATTGGGAAGACGCCTATCGCACCGGTCTTGAGTTGCTTGGTTTCCAGTACGAAGAACGATCAGAGCCCTTCCGTGGTGCGACGGGCGTTACGCATCCACTTCTTGCCGAGGCCGTTACTCAGTTTCAAGCGCAGGCTTTTGGTGAATTGTTGCCTGCCGGTGGTCCGGTACGCACGGAGATTGTAGGTAAGGTCACTCAAGAGAAGGAAGATCAGGCCACTCGCGTTCGCCACTTTATGAATTATCAGATTACGTGCGTGATGAAAGAGTACACCCCTGAGTTCGATCAGATGCTCTTCTATCTACCGCTATCTGGGTCTACGTTTAAGAAAGTATATTACGACGAGTTTCTTGGCAGGGCGGTCAGTAAGTTTGTTCCGGCGGAGCAGTTGATTGTTCCGTACATTGCAACGGATCTGGAGACGGCTGAAAACGTCACCCACATAATTCAAGTTACCGAGAACGAACTCCGTAAGAAACAACGCGCTGGTTTTTATGCCGACGTAGAAGTAACGCCGTCGCAGTCGGAGCCTTCTACAGTTCGCGAAGAGATGGACGACATTACGGGTGTAGAGCCGACAATTGTAGACAAGGAGATAACTCTTCTTGAATGCCACGTCGATTTGGACCTCGACGGTTACGAAGACATGGGAGACGATGGGGAGCCCACTGGTATCAAGCTTCCATATATCGTGACTGTGTCCGAGGACAGTGGTGCGGTGCTCAGTGTCCGCAGGAATTACACGAAAGACGATCCAAACTACAAAAAGAACCAGTATTTCGTACATTTCAAGTTTTTGCCTGGGTTTGGGTTCTATGGACTTGGCTTAATCCACATGATTGGCGGTTTGAGTCGCACGGCTACCGCAGCGTTGCGTCAGCTTATCGACGCGGGGACCCTGTCAAACTTACCGGCGGGCTTCAAAGCGCGAGGCTTGCGGATACGGAATGACGACGATCCGCTATCTCCGGGTGAGTTTCGTGATGTAGACGCACCTGGAGGTGCCATTCGCGATTCACTGATGCTTTTGCCGTACAAAGGTGCCGATCAAACGCTGTTCCAGTTGATGGGTTTCTGTGTTGAGGCTGGTCAGCGGTTTGCGGCGGTATCCAACCTGCAAGTTGGAGATGGAAATCAACAAGCGGCGGTTGGAACGACCATTGCTATGCTTGAGCAGGGCGCGAAGGTCATGTCGGCCATTCATAAGCGCCTGTTTTACGCTCAGAAAGAAGAATTTTCGCTGCTTGCCAAGGTCTTTGGTCAATATTTACCGCAAGAGTACCCCTATGACGTTGTCGGTGGGGAGCGCACGGTAAAGGCCGAGGACTTTGACGACAGGGTTGATGTCATACCGGCGGCAGATCCCAACATTTTCTCCATGGCGCAGAGGGTGACGCTGGCGCAGACGGAGCTTCAACTGGCTCAATCGGCTCCAGATCTTCATAATATGCATGAAGCGTACCGTAGAATGTACAACGCGGTGGGCGTCAAGGACGTTGATGCGATATTGAAGCCTGAAGGGAAGGACGATCCTACCCCCAAAGACCCCGCGATGGAGAACTCGGAGTCCCTGGACAACTTGCCGTTGGTTGCATTCCAAGGACAGAACCACGACGCGCACATAATGGCGCATTTGGTCTTTGGTTCATCAGGCATGGTTGCTCAGATACCCTCTGTAGCCATGGCTTTGCAGAAACATGTTATGGAACACGTATCCATCAAGTCTAGGGAGCAAGTCCTTGCAGAAGTTTCTCAACAGTTTCAAGGTCAGGAGCCGCCTCCAGAGGTTTTACAACAAATGGAAGGCCGCGTGGCGGCTCTTATCGCAGAAGGTATGCAGCAAGTTAAGCAAATGAGTGCTCAAATTAGCGGTGCGGGGCAACCGGATCCGTTAATTGCCTTGAAAGAGCAGGATTTACAGCTTAGAGCACAGCAAGATGCTGCGGAAAACGCTTTGGATCAGCAAAGATTGCAGTTTGATCAACAAAAAGCGGCTCAAAACTCCAAAAATAGCCAAAATAGGGTACAGGCAACCAAAGATATTGCCGCCGCCCGTATTTTAGCTGCAAGAGAACGTGAAATACTAAAACAACAAGGATAATTGTTATGGCAAAGTCAGAAAAAGGCGTCCGCGACGGACAAGTCATCAAGGATCAGGGGTTTGTTCCATACAACCCTCCGGTAGAAGAGCCCACGCCTAACGTTTCTAAGGCGTCCGTTTCCAAAGGTAAGAATCGTGGAATGGGAGAGGCAATCCGGGGCGGTAGTTACAAATACTGTTAGGTTTTCTGATGTCTCAGAAAAAACTACAGAAAGACAGCAACCACAACGAGCTCGACGTTGATAGTGACGGCGTTGTCTCCGATCAGGAGCTCGCGTTAGCGGAAGTTCGTGATCAGCATGAGAAAGCGGATGCCCAGCGTCGAATGGCCTGGGTAGCGATGATTTCCATGATTGGGTTCACGTTGATGGTATTCTTGCCGATCTTCCCTGATGGCCGGATCAAGGCCCTATCGGATTTGTTTGGGCTTTTCTACATCGGACAGGCTGGCGTGGTGGGAGCATACATGGGCATGACGGCGTACATGTCCAATAACGGAAAACGCTAATGGACCCGTTAACTATAGCCGCCGCAATTGCAGCTACCAAAACGCTCGTTAAGAGTGCGCGTGGGGTCCAAGAAATTGTCCACGGGCTCGATGGCGTCTTTAGCGCACAGGACGAGCACGAAAAAAACAAAAACCACAAGGCTGGCAGTTCTATAGGTGCAAAGAATAAAAGCATCTTGCAGAAACGCGCCAAGGACGATGGTGGAGACGACAGTATCAGTTCTGCGGCTGCGGCAATCATCGAGAAAAAGCAGTTGGACCAGCAGATCTCCGATCTTAAAGATGAGATCAACCGGAAGTGGCCGAGCGGTCCCAACGAAAAAAGCACATGGGATCAGATTCTTAACGAACGCGAAAAGCGGATTGCAGATAAGAAAGAACGCGCACGGCAAGAGAGAATCTTAGCCGAGGAACGTGCGGAGCGTCGGCAGACGATTCTGATAGAGATTGGTAAGGGTATGATGGTTCTCCTGCTTGCGGTGGGAATCGTCTGGTTCCTGTGGTGGGCCGCGACACATGGACCGGCGGTAAGGTAGTCATGGAACTTGGAGCGAGTCACGCGATACAGGGGATTATGGTTCTGGCTACAGTGGCCGGTGGCTATGCCGTGGTGAAGAGTAATCTGAGCCGCGTCATG